GTCCGTTGAGGTCTTCACGGTACACGCCCAGGCAGTGAGGCTCGACGACGTAGGGCGTCGTGGACTTCTCGCTGACCACGGTCTTGACGAACGAGGAGTTATAGATCGTCGCCAGATCGAGCGCCTGGCTGAAAATCTGATCCGCGCCTGAGTTCATCCACTCGCTGTTGATCGCCTTGGTGATCGCCGATACCTTCTCCCACTCGGCGGCCGGCGTCTCGGGACCTAGGTGCGCAGAGAACCGGGTCGAATCCGCCGAGTACAGGAACGCCGTGAGCGTGTCCACGATGGGCTCGATCTTGTTGTACGGCGTGGCCTCGTTCTCCGGGCTGGCGCCGTACAGGTAGTAGTTCATCAGCAGGTCGTACTGCTGGACCCGCTTGGGTCGTGAGTGAAAGCAGGCGTCGATCACGTCCCGGTAGAACTGCAGGCGGTCGGCCCCGCCGTTGGCGCTTTCGCCTGGAATTTTCACGCCGTGTCACCCGCCGGCAGACCGGATTCCCTGCCATCGTGCGGCGCAGCCACCAGATTCGGAGTCGGGGCTCGCAGCGGGATGCCGGCCGACGACACGCCGGACGAATCGCGGTGCAACACGCCGCCTTCGCCGGTGCTGCCCGGCTGGTAAGCGCTGAGCGGCTTGAAGAACTGCCCCGCGTCCATGCCTTGCATACCGGACTTGCTGGCGCCCATGATCATCTCGGTCGCCTGGTTCAGCCTGCGGTACGTCTCCGGGGTCGAACGCTTCATGCCGATGCCGTCCTGCATCGCGTTCTTGTTGCTCATGTTCGTCAAGCCATGCTCGGCCGCGAGGGACTTGAACGAGGCGTTGATGTTCCTGTACCCCTGGGACTGAATCGACGGCGCCGTGCGGAACGCGCGCTCGACCATCGAATTGCCGCAACCGTGCGGACACGGCGGGTTCGCGCCATCGTCAAGCGACGGGCCATCGAATGCGCCGTGAGCCAGGCAGTTCCATTCCTTGATGATCATCGAGCCCCCGGTAGCTTGAAGTCGGAGAAAATTCGCGGCATCTGCTTCGGAACAGGCGCCGCTTCCCCACGCATGATTGTGGCACGGCCATCTCGACCAAGGCAAACGCGGAACGCCATGTCCGGTTTCTTCGTCGGCGCGTCCGCGTACACCATCTTGCCATCGACCTTCGAGAGCAGACCGGATTCAAGCATCAGCAGGACTCGGCAGAGCTTCCTGAGCCTGACGTGCCCGATCTTGCCGAGATCGCCGTCCCTGATTTGCGAGATGACCTGAACATTGTCGCCTCCCTTGTCCAGGCCCGCCTCCCTTGAGACATCCACCATCGAAATCGGGTCGCCCTTCGTCCTTCCGCGCCGGCGTTCGGTCTTGATGTGATTGTCCAGCAACCGCTGGATTTCATTCAGCGGCAGCACCCCGAACTCCTTTCGGTATGGATTCTCGCCAATTGGCGCAATCCTCGGGACGTAAGCCGCCTTCCGTATGTAGTCGATCCTTCGGAAGATCGGCTTCGAGAGATTCCCTGAGTTCACTGCATTCTCATTTTCTGCCGGTCAACAATGCCGACACGCGCCAGATACCCCTTCATGCTGGGGTGGATCAACGGGGTCTGCGGCACGATCTCTCCGCCGCCGCCGATCTTCGGCTTCAAAAGCCCGCGCTGAATGCACTCCGCCCGCTTCGACTCGGCCCAGGCGACGTGAGCGAGACCGGCTGCAATCACGCGGTCGTCCTTCCCGCGCCCCGGCGCCCCGAGAATGCCATCGTCGCGCACGACTTTCTGCATCTCCTCGATCAGCCCTACGCTGCGCACAATCGACACCCCGCGCTCGAAGCTGTCCTTGTACAGGTTCAGCATCCGCTCCTTGGTCTCGGCGGTCGATTTCCAGTGATAGTTGCTCGGTCGTGAGAAGCCATCGAGCCGCCGGTACAGGTAATTCTGCGGGTTCTTCACCACTTCGAGAATCTTCTGCGAGATCGGGTTCTTCGGCGTCGATCCGGCGATCCGGCGAACCTGCTGCATCTCCTGCCACACGGCCTGCCCCGGCCCGTTGATCTCCAGGTTGATCATCGTGTTCTTGTAGTGCCCCGCCAGGTACATGATCACCCACGCGAACTGGTACGTGTTGCACGACTCCGTACAGAACTCTGCCACCTGCACCATCCCGTCCGCGTAGCACCGCCACACCGACGCGCAGAACCGATCCGCCCAGTCGCTCGACCCGTAGGCCGGATCGGCGCCAAGCGCATACACGCCATCCGACGCCGCGTGCTCCCACACCCGCAGATTGCAGTGCTTGTTGATCGTCTCCGTGATGTCGCAGTCCTCGAAGTTGTCCCGCAGCACGAACCTGAACATGTCCGGCGCCGGCGCCTTCTTCACCGCCTTCATCTCGTCCGACAGCCGAGCCGTCGAAAAGAAATTCTCGCCCGACGCGATGAACGCATACTCCTCGGTCGGCGGATGATTCTGGTACATCAGCTCCTGATCGCCGATCTTCTCGTTGAGCATCCACCGCCACCACGCGATCTGCTCCGGCTGAATCTCGTACCCGTACTTCTGCTCAATCTCCCGCACCCACTTCTTCTCTTCGGGCAGCAGTTTCTCGTCCCAGTACACCCGGTACTCGTTCGACCCGACCTCCTTGCGGTACGCCTCATTGCGCCACCAGCCGATGAACACCTGCCTCATCGACACCGAATCCTTCGCGCGCTCCCACAGGTCGTTAAAAAAATTAAACCCCTGCGCCGTGCTCTCGTATACCTCCAGCCGCTCCGGGTGATCCTCCGACATCGACGCCTGCAGCGACGCGAATCCCTCCTCGTCGCCCCACTCGCCAACTTCGGTCCCGTGCAGGTACGTGAGCCCCTTGCCCTTGCCCAACTTCGAGTTCTTCCGCGTCCCAGCAACCTGATACGCCACCTTCGACCTGTTCTTGAACACCAACTGCGTCCGGTTATGCGCCGCCACCGGCACCCGAAACCGCTGCGGCAGACCGTCGATATACATCTCCATCGTGGTCTTGAACATGTCCCGCGCCTCTTCGTCGTGCGTCACCAGCGAGCCCGACATCCCGTCGTTCTTCATCATCCAGTACAGATCCAACGCAATGCAGATCGTCGTGATCCCCTGCTGCCGGCCCTTCAGCACCACAAACGTGTGGCACCCCTCTTCCAGACCCTTCGCAATCTCCTCCATCAGGAACCGCTGCGTCCCCATCAACTGATCCCACTTCAGCAAAATCTCGCCACGGTTCTTCGTGTCCACACGAAGCGTGGCACAGAAATCCTTGAAGTTCGTGAGGCTGAACTTGCTCACGCGCTTCTCCAATCGACGAGGCCGAACCCACTCATGGCTCCACCGCCCGTGAATCCACCCTGTTCTCACACGTGTGCCACACATGACCTCCACCGTCGATCCCCTGCAGCAGCGCCGGCTTCAGAACCTCCTTCGACTCAGACAACCGTCGTGAGCAGAAAATGCACTGCGCCATCGGCTTGCCCGTGAACGCTCGTCGGCCTTCGCAGCGCGCCAGATCATCATACAAGTCAGTCATCAGCCCTCCGACAGCAGCAATCGGTCTCATACAGCGCCGAATCCTACATCCAAGCGAGGGAAAAGACGTTTTTTTTGGGGGGGGGATGATGCGGGGGGCACAGGCACACGGAGGGTCAAGTCCGTTCGCGCCGGCCCGTTCCCCCGCCCGTCCGGCCGCCGGCCCGCCCAGGACCACGCCAGACCGGCCGACCCGGCGCCGACCAGCCGGCCGATCCCGCCCATGGCCCCCATCGGGTCAGACCAAATGGCACTTCGGCCCGCCTCACGACCTGCATTGTGTACAACGGGTGTTATGTAAACCCAGGCGACGGGCCAGACCAAGGTCCGATCCAGGTCCGATCCAGGTCAGACCACGGCCAGCAGGCCGCCAGCAGCTAGGCCAGTACATACAAAAACAGACGTAATGAGCAAGAAAGCGCGTCCACTCACGCCCAAATGACGCCCAAAGCTCGGCCAGGCGGCGGATTAGGTGTCTAAAACGAGGTAATGGGCGCGGAAATTGGGGAATTCCGCTCAAACCGCAGCGTAAAACACCCTCTTTTTACGTAGTTATCGAGTGTGATCATTTCAACGCTATTTCTATGCACCCTCGGGCACGTCTATTGGGTACACTGCTAACTTGTTAAGTAGTTAGCGCTGTACCGAGTAGGGGCCGCTAGGGTAAACACGAAATAGCCTTGAAATGCTTGAACTCGTTGACTACGTAACTTGGAGGCATGCCATGATTGAACGAACCCCCCTTGAACTTACCCGCCTGTCTGATGCAGTGTTTGGTGCTATTTGGCGCGCGTCGCCTATGAGCCGTGAGCTGAAGGACGCTGCAGGAGCCGTGCTGGTTGATGGCGTGGCTCTGACGGCTGCGGCCGAGAGTGCTGACGTTCCGCCGTCTGTGCTGGCGCGAGCGTGCAAAGCGCTGTTGCGTTACGTCCCGCGTGCGGATGATGAGCCGCTGACTGGGCCGGCTGGGGCGTTTGTTGCGTGGGCGGAGAGGCGGCTAGAGGCGGCTGCGGACGTGGTGACGGCTCGGGGTGTGCCAGTGCCGGCGATGGTACGGGCCTCGGAGCTGCGGGCGGACCTGGCGGCTTTCGAGCCGGACGTGAACGTGCCTCGCGTGACGTTCGGGCGCCTGATGCGAGAACGAGGAGTTCGGTCCCACGTTGTCGGTGGCGTCACTTGGTATTTAGGGGTACGGATTGTCGGCACGCACGGAAACGTGGCGAAAACGCAGCGTCGATCCCCGGTCGTGACGGTTGCGCCACCCCGGACTGTCGCAGTGTCGTTTAAGCCGGCGCGTTGATATGAAGATGTTGTCTGTAAATTTATATTGACACTGCGGCGCCGAGCGCCGATAGTAGAGGCATGGGATCGCCGATCCAGCCGCGCCTCGGGGCTTCTGGGGCACCATCGAAAGACAGATCATGACAACTACTCGCGCAACCCGTTTTATCCGTGCCGCTGCTCAACGCTGCGTCAATGGGCAAGTGACCGTTGAATTCGACCGCGGCTACTCGACCGTAGCGATCGACGCGTCCGGCGTTGACTGCGTATTTATGCAGGGCGACGAAGCCGCAGGCCAGCTCGCGTATCGTCGCGCTGTGCAGCAGTCTGCGGTGGTGGCAGCATGACCCCCGCCGATCCCCGCCCCGGCCGCCAGGCGCCCGGCCGCGCCGACATCCGCATCCCAGGCTGGCCCACCACGCGCCGGCATCCCCGTTCGCTATCCGAAGCGTTCTCAGACGTTCGAGCTTCATGCGTCAGCGAATGGTCACGGCCGAACCGGCTCACAGATGCCGTCATCGAT